TATAATACCTTTCATATTTTTATTTAATATAGATTAGTTTATAGGATTGTCAATGACAAAATTTGTTTTATTAATGGTTTTATGTAGTGAACTTGCGTCTCATCAGTGCAAGATTATACCTACACCAACAGTATTATTTGATGACTATAGTAGTTGTATAATTTATGGTTATGATTACTCTCACAAATTAATAGCTGGCTTCGACCCAGAATGGACAAACAGTATGAAAGCTTATACTAAATTTTCTTGTGAGGTTGACAAGATTATTTAACGACACATACATCCCATAAAATTACCACTACTATCATTCATGATATGTAAGTTTAGGGTGTTAACATAACCTGTAAGTTTGAGTCTTAACACATCACATAACTCAAAACAATTTAACTGATCAGCCAATACTATTCCCTCTAGTATTTTTTCTGTCACTGGAATCAGTTGATATAGTCCGTCGTTCATTATTATTAGATCCATTTGAAAACTCCTTTAGTTTTTTATACCACAAATCTTTATAAACTTTATCTTTTGTTTCGTGATAAAGGTTTGCTAATGTGTCTAGTTCCTTTGATGTACTCATTGTTTCTAGTCCCCCATATTATAACATTTTTAAGTCCTGGTGCTTTGATGTCCATATCAACCCCAAAAGATTTCCAGGCCTTCTTCATGATATTAAGTTCAAGCAATAGATTGGCCCATTGTCCTTGGTTCGTGCATGTTGTTTTAATGGTAATTGTTTTTTCTTTCATTAATTATTAATTCTTCTATCAAAAGAATTATCCATATCAGGTGGTACATCACCCTTCATCATAGATGTTAATAAAGATATAAGTTGTGTGTTGTCATGCTTTTCACCGTTCTTACCATAACGAGACATAACCCTACTCCAAAACATTAAAAAATAAAATGCAATTATTGTATCAGTTTCTGGTTTATCAAAAATTTTAGAAATTTCTTCAAACCCATCTTCTATATCATCTTGTACTTTAGCTTGGATATCCATCCAAAGTTTATCTCTATCTTCTTTCATATTTTTCTCCTTTGTTTCTTTCATAAAAAGATACTAGGATATTAAATGATAGTTGTCAACCCTGGCCTTTGTATCTTGTCATTTTTTTCTGCCTCTTTTCCGCCTTATTTAAACTTTTCTTGTGTTGACGGGGGCCTCTTTTCTTAGGTTTGTCACGGGGTGTGAAGAACTTGAAACTTTGTCTAGCCATTTTTCCATTCTTTTACAAAAGCATCTGCATCTGTAGGTTTTGTTATGTGTGGTAGATAACTTATCTTACCATTGATGTGTTGTTCTAGATCTGCACCGCAGTTCATACATCTATATAATTCATTACTTAATCCAACTAACATAGTGAACTCACTACATGTTGGACATTTACCATTTACTACTTCTGCTGAAATTTTTACCATTACTCTAATATTAACTTTTTTATAGACAAAGATCCATCAATATTTTCTTCTAATTCTGCCATAGATTTTATGCATTGGTACTTGACATGTCCTTCAGGTTTTAACTGACGTTTCGCAACCCTCTTACCTTTTAAACATTCTGACATTGATGGTTGTATACGTGCTTCCTTAATTTCTCCTTGTACAATCATAAGTAAAGCTACTATTAACTCTGTCATTCATGACTCCCATTTGCTCTTACCTTATCTTTTAATTCTTCAATATCTTTTAATGCTTTTTCTAATTGTTCTCTTAAAAATTCTATGTTAACTTTGTTTGTCATGTTCATCTCTTGAGTCTCTTCCATTTTCTCAACGGACTTATAAAGATCTTCAAGTAAAAAATGTTGCTCCTGATCGACGGGGACCTGTTCTGATTTTTTAAGTAAATCATTTTCAAACAACTCACGTGATGTCTCCAGTGATACAAGTCTTGAAGTTAGCTCTGTGTATGCGAATACACCCATAGCAACTAAAATTATTAGAGACGCTACGGTCTTCATCGGCATTTGTACTGCTGCTTCTTCTGATATTTTTAATGGTTTACTCATCTACTTTTGGTTTTGGTTTCGGAAGTATAAAGTCTTTTGGTGGTATTTTCAACTTGCTTTTCTTTGATTTTATGAACTTATCTCCCATTAAATTGACGTCTGGGTTCTCTTTTTTATAATCGTCTTTCATATCATCCCAAAGACTTTTAGTATTTTCAGGTCTAGTATTATCTCTTGCAGGAGTTACACCTCTACACTTAGATACTAACAAATCAAAGTTAGAATTAAGTGCTAGACTTGGATTGCTATTAACCCTACCACACATTTTCATTAATTCTAATTGTTGTTTAATTGCTACGTTTTCTTTTGAAGTCTTACAGTCTGTGCCTAAATACTTTCTAAAAGTTATACTAAAATTTTGTGAGTCATTATCATAATCGCTTGAGTTATACGTATGATAATCTTGTGTGTTATTTCTATCTTCAACACGAAAGTCTACTTCACCACATCTTACACCATACTCGTTAAGATATTCGTTTTTAGGATGTGCAGGTCCACCAAACAAAGCAAGCAATGTTATCATTACAATTAGTATTGCGGTAAATCTATAATCCATGCGGAGACCTTCCATATGTTTACCTGTTTAAATCTTTAATATCATAGTCATGTTCTCTGACTTGATCCGCTAGTTGTCTGTATAAATTTTCTGCCATTTGCCAAGTAGATTCTGCAGAAGTTAACCTTGTGTTTTGATCTACAATTTTATCTTCGGCAACTTTTAAATCTCTTTTAAGATCTACAATTTCTTGCTGATTAGTGTTGATAGTATCTGTAAGATTAACAATGTAACGAACGCCAGTAAATGTTCCAACTAATACAGATGCAACTACTGGTACTAATACAAAATTCTTTTTTAATAAATCTGCTAAATTCATTTATCATCCTATTTTTTTTCTTCCATTTCATAAAAGAAATTATCTGTGTCTTCTGTTCTCCATTTACCTGAGTCCTCTACATTCCATTCATTAGTTTGTACTTTCCAGTCAGGAGTTTCATCCTTAACTGTAAATGAGGGGATGTCCCAGATTAATCTATTATTTGGCTGAGCCGCATAATTGCCGTCATCCAACGCCAATATATGAGCGCACTTATGTTCGTGCGGTACTTCCGAATGATCGGTGTCTACTATATTACTCTCTGGATGTGCAAAGTCAACTGTGAATAAGTAAGACCCATGATGCCATTTCTTATCTTTACCTATATATTTTCCGTGTTGTCCACCTAAAATATCATAAGTAGTAACAGCAGGATAATAACTAAAAGAATTCCAAAGCTCCAGTTCATCAAGTCTCTTGGGTGGAACAGACTTGGGTTCATAACCACGTTGAATAAAAGCCGTAATTGGGAGACGATAAAAGATTGCGCCATTTTCCATAAGTGCGTGCCATAAGATAGCGCGACCTGTAATACAGCTAATACCGAAGATAATGCAGTCTTCAACTTCTCCGTGATGTTTTTTGAGATCATATAAATACTCCCTTTTTATTTGTGCGTATTGTACAGGAATATTTGCATTTAAGTAAGCCATAATTTATCATTTTATATTACCCCAATTTGGTCCAGATTCATAGTCTACTTTGTTGGGAACCTCTAGACTAACAGCATGTTCCATAATTTCTTTTATTTTATTTGCGTGTTCTGAAGACTCTATAGATATATCAAGTTCATCATGTACTTGTATATGCGGTATGATACCCTCTTTATATAATTCAATCATAGCTTTCTTTGTCATATCAGCTGCTGATCCTTGTATTAATTTATTTAAAGCTTTGTAAGTATAGGCTCTTTTAATCCCTGGTCCATGTTCCAATAACGCTGCGTCATGTGTCATTGCTTTATGCATGCCAAACATATTCGGCTCCCATAGATGGAACCTACATAGTCTCCCAAGTAAAGTTCTTATCTGACCACGTTGCTGTGCTCTCTGCATTACGTTATCCATTAGTTGTTTAACAAAGGGAACTCGATCATGGTATTGTTTGAATAGACCATCTGAAGTTTCTTTATCTACCCCTAGTTCAGCTTGTAATTTATTTTTACCCATACCATAGAATAATCCTAGGTTAATAGTCTTAGCTTGAGATCTTGGTATGTTAGCCATGTCTGCAACTATAGTATGAAAGTCTGTATTAGGATCATTATTGTAGGAATCTAATACATCATCAACACCGTATAAATTTTGTAATGCTGCATAATGCACTACCAACCTAGGCTCTTGCTGAGAATAGTCAAATACACCCCATGTATGGCCCTCCTCGGGTATAAATAAAGACCTAATCATGGGTCCAAGTTCCTTGTTTCTTGCAGGAATTTGTTGAAGATTAGGATTAGAATATGAGAATCTACCAGTCACAGTCCCACCATTATCTCCACGTAATTGATTAATCTCTGCATGGATTCTACCTTTATGTGAATGTTTTAATATGGTATCAATAAATGTTGTATGAGCTTTATTTACTTCTCTTGCTTGTGCAATCTTTTGAACCACTGGATGTGGATGGTTTTGTAAAAAATTTTTAGTAAAAGAAGGAGCAGATGTTTTCTCAGTTACGTCATAAGGTAATTTTAGTTTCTCAAAAACTTTGGCAATGCTTCTTGCTGCCCATATTTGAGGTTCTATTCCTGTTTCTTTTTTCACTATTAGTAATGCTGATTCTTCTCTTTCAACTAATTGTTTCTTTAATTTACTTGCTGCTTGAACGTCTACACGAACTCCTAAAAAACGCATATCAACGAGGCAAGGAAATAATTCTGTTTCCATATCGAAAATAGATTGAATGTCTTGGTTAACGATTTCTGTTTTTAAATACTGCCATAGTTGTAGTGTAATCGCTGCATCTTTTTCTGCGTATTGACCTACATACATTGCAGGTAATTTATACATCTCCCCTTTAGGATCGATTCCCCATTCTTTTGCTGCTGCATATAAAGCTGCTTCATCTTTTCCTGTACCAACATATCTTTTAGCACAAGTATTTAAATCAAAACGAAATTGATTTTCATCACATAAAGCTGAAGCAATCATAGTATCTACAAGTCTACCCTTGATACCTAAACCCATAGATTGAATCCAACATACATCATACATTGCATTGTGAAATATTTTTACAGCATCAGTATTTAAAACATCTTGAAACCATTTAAGAACCATAGTCCTATCCATGTTTCCACCACCGCCATGAGCGATAGGATAATATCCACACCAACCTTCAACAGCAACTGCTATACCAACAACTTCTCCTTTACCAATGATTGCTCCAGATCCCATCTTAGTTAGTTCAGGATCTTTAGTCTCTAAGTCAATTGCAATCTCATCATACTTTGATAGATCAGGAAATTCTTCTGGTGGTAGCCATTCTGTTTGTGGTTTAAATATTATCTTCTGCATTTTTATTTATCCTTTTTACGTTAGTTAATTGTTCCATATCCTGAAAGGGAACCATAGTGATTTTATCAAGTCTACCTTCACGTTGATAGATTTGATAAATTCCTTTTCCTTTTTCAAAATTTTTTTCAGTCAATTTTTTAGTAACGTGATCTAACAATTCTTGTCTTTGAATTAAAAGCCAATGGTCAGTTCTTTCAAATACTATGTAGTCTGCTTTACCTTTTACCCAACCAGGTTTACCCCTAACATTAGTTCCTTCGACCCAAGCAATATCATCTTGTTTTTTATTATCCCAACGATTTACTTTCTTCATACCTTTAACATCAAACTTTAAAAGCTTACCATCTAGTGTGCCTTGTACATCCCAATGCTCCTGCATATCTTGATAATCATTAGCCCATTTTGGGTCCTCTAAATTTTTAGCAAAGTTTTGTTCTATTATTTTTGCTCTTGCTCTAAACTCTTGCCAACTCATGAATAGTCCCTTTCTAATATCATTTCTAAATAATGTATTGCTTTTTCTATATCTTGTTCTTTTCCTTTTGATTGGTGTCTACAAATATATTTTATAGCATTGCCCTCAGCAAATAATAATTTGTTTTCATTTATAAATTCTGCGGGTTGAATTTTCATCGAACGGTAGTGCTTCCCGCCAACCTGCTCATCTAAAGAATTGTATGTTGTTCCTTTAAACATATCTTTGCTCGTCATAGTACCTCCTCCATTGGGTAACATTTGCTATCATCTTTTGGTCTTATAATATGTAAGTGTTCTTTTGTTCTAGTTGCACCTACGTAAAATAATCTTGTTTCATCATCTTGGTTCTTGTCATATGATTTTTTTGTATTAAAGGTAAGATCAGTAAGTAAGACTACGTTGTCTTCTTCACCACCTTTAGCACTATGAATGGTTGACAGTTTAATCCGTGGTTCTTGATTCAACATCTCTCCATTACGTTTCATACGTCTTATATAAGTAATTCTTTTCTCTCCAGCTTGATCAAAAGCTTCGTACCAAATCTCATTAGTTTGAAGCCCATAGTCATTATGTAATTGGTCATAACTATACAATCCATTCTTTACCATTGATTTTAATTTATCCTTGTTCCATTTCTCTTTACTGATGTACTTTGAAATATTTTCTATTTGTTTTGAATCAAGCATCTGTCCTTTAATTAAATATTCCCAGTTGGTTGCAGCGATTTGAATATCTTTTTCATAAAGTTTTTTAAATCTATTCTCGTAATAAAAACCTTTGTCTCTTAATGTTTCTTCTAGTGCATCCAACATTGATCTTGTTCTAGTTAGCACTAACCATTTACCTGTTGACATATCTACATCTTCAAAATGATCATAAGAACTTAACTTTCCTTCGTGTTGTTTAGGGTTCCAATTTTTCTCTACTCTATTGTTAACTCTACCAATGATCGAGTTTGCTAGTTCATGTATCTTTCTTGGAACTCTTCTAGATTCTTTTAGTTCAATAATATTTCCTTTTTGTGCAATGAATGAATCAACATCTGCACCAGCCCATCTAAACACAGCCTGGTCATCATCTCCTGCAATAAAAGAATCAACTGTTTTATCAGTAATATGTTTAACCATATCCCATTGCATTAAAGATAAATCTTGAGCTTCATCAATAAATACTACATCAAAGTTTGGTGACTTTTCTTCTTTGATAAAATTTAAAATCATATCGTTGTAGTCGATAAGATTATATTCTTTTTTATATTGTACTAATTGTTCACTTAAATGAACTAGAGTTGAGTATTCAACATCTTGATTATGTTCTTTTAAATTATACTGCTCATCAATTGTAATATTTCTAAGTTTAGCTAAATTAATTATTCTAAGATAATCACTTTTCGTTGAAAACAATCCAGTCTCTTCTTCATCATAATCATTGTAGTCTAGAAACAAATGTTCTTTTCTTCCCAAATCTTCGTAGTGTCTCTTCTGCATTACTTGATTCTTTTTTAAACCCAATGATTTAAAAGCCAACGAATGTAGTGTTCTAAAATATGGAAGATCATCTTCTTCTAAATTAAATTTTTTCATTGCTCTTTCTTTAGCCTCATTTGCAGCTTTCTTTGTAAAAGCAAAGTAACCAATTCGATCTGGATTAGTTGTCTTTAGATATTCATCTACCTTTTCTAATAATGTGTGTGTCTTTCCTGTACCTGGTGGGCCGAATACAATTGTCTTCATTAATAAGGATCCTTTTCTTTTAAGGTTTTAGGTGTATGAGTTTTATCTGGTTTCTCAAATGCATCTACTACCATAATTGTTGGTCTTTTCTTACCAATTACAATTCGATCATCACTACAATCACAATATTCTTTCAACATTTGTTGTGTAACTTGTGGTTTCTCTGGCCATTTCTTTCTAAGTAAATGTCCATGATAAAATTTATGAAATATAAATTTATGTTTACCTTCTTCTGTAAATACATTTCCATTTAAAATATCTTTCTTAGTAGTTTCTGCTGCAGTTCTGTTGGTACAAAACTCTTCTAAATGTTCTTTTAATTGATCTATCATTGAAGAACCTACTGGTGCTTTGATTATTTCAATACCTTGAAGTAACATATCAGTATACTTTTCAAATTCTTTGACCGTGATCCGTGGTGGTTTCTTATTGATTTGTTTTACAACAGTTCTCCTAAACAATCTTTGTTCTATTAAACAATCGATGTTGTCTAGCTTTACTCTATCACCATCTACATTGACCCAATAATAAGGTTCATCTAGTTCTACT